ATCTAATGGCGAAGAATCGCTAATTGCTTCTTCTGTAAAGTAAATAGTTCTTTGTCTCAGAGAAACTGCCTTTACATAAACTGGATTTCCAGTTGTAGATGTTACACCATCTACAAAATTTCCTGGTTCGATATTTTGAATAGCAATGTTCCTTTTATAGAAAGAATTGGGAAATGATATAAAATTAGATCCTAAAACATATTCATTTGGATGAGCGGATACTTTTTTTATGGATTCATATCCACCAGATTTTGGTTCATAAGAAAATTCTAAAGATTTGTTTATTAGAATATCATTATAACTCGATGGTGTACCAATTTGTTGTGAGTAGTCAAATTCTGGTAAGGTTGGAGTCGGACCGACGCTCTCGCTTTCCTTCATATTTAGCAAACTGCCATATTTTGCTAAAGCCTTCTTCTCATTTATTCGTACATTACTTTCTCCAAGTCCTGGTGAATCACTATTATAATCTTCAGTATAAAAATAATTTCTATACATTATTTGTGTTTCACCAGTACCCACATTTGAAACAAGCCACTTTATATCCGCTTTTTTAGGCTCATTGAAATTTGATAATATTTCATCCGTAATAATAAAAACAATTGATATTTTGTATTCTTTAAAATTTTCGAATTTTTTATTATCTTCTAAAAGATAATTTTGAGCTTCCTCCGTTACTTTTTGTGCGGGTGCGGGAGAATCTTCGTGTAATGGATCATATAATATATTTAATAGTTTTTCGCCGCTTTCAACATCTTCAATTATAATACGAGTAATTACATTTGTATACGCAGTGTCAATATATCCTACATTATGGTTAAATGAAATGCCATCATATGTTTCATTAATATCTGCGAAGGACTGATTTTCAACTGCATCTGCAAATTTCACAAAGCCGGTGAAAAGAGCTACTCTGATACCAGGTGTATTATTCAACATCGATGATTTTTTCGGAAACTGCAAATTACCACTTAACCATTGAGTATCATCATAAACAAGAGCCGTTGTTTCTTTTAAATCATCTATCGTAAAGCCCGGTGAAATGCTTCCAAATAAGACATCTGGGTTATTATCTAAATCAGTGTTGATATCAGAATGTGTCAAAGAAGAAAGAGGCAACTCGGACACTGAATAAAATCTACCATTAAGTCCATTTCCACCAAAATATGATGGCATTTGTACATATTTAATGCCATTATCTATTTTATTTTGAAATGACTCTACATCTTCAGCAAAGGTTGGGGATTGTCCAACTCTTTTGTATAATTGTCTTTGGGTACGTATTTGTGAATCAGACGTTCTTGGATAAAAATTATCATCACTTAATTTTGAAGATATACCTATAAGTGGTGCTAGGTCAGCTAATGACAACGCTTCGGTCTGGCCACCGGCGTATCTTGCTAAAAGATTGTTAACAGCTGATATTTTATTTTGAACATCATTTAATTTATTATCAAGTAATAAACCTCTTTTCTTAAAAATACTCATAATGTTATTTATATAAATAATATCTATATGGCGACTTATGCAGATTTATATATTGACCGAGGATGTACTTTTCAACGGACTCTTGACCTAACAGATCAATCAAATGAAGGAATTTCATTGAGTGGATATACTGGTACAGGTTCGATACGAAAAACTTATTCCTCAACATCAAAAACAGATTTCACAGTCAACACTAGTGGAGACGATTTGGTGATAAGCTTATCCAAAGAACAGACTAAAAGTTTAAAAGCTGGGAGATATGTTTATGATATCATTATTGATAATGGAACAAAACGAATAAAGGTTCTTGAAGGACAACTTCATGTAGAAGATTCTGTAACATTTGATTCACCATAATGTCAATTCAAAGAGTCATAACAAAAATAAAACGTGAAAAGACTATTGAAACGAATCAAGTTGTGTTGACTAGTGAGGATAAGATTAAATCGAATATCAAAAGACAAAAAACAATTGAAACTCGTGTTAAACACATATTAGACTTATAGATTATGGCAGATAAAAAGATTTCACAATTAGACGCGCTTGGGAGTGGACAATTAGTGGGTAATGATATTTTGCCAATTGTTGATGACGGGGCCCAACAGACGAAAAAAATTACTATTAAAACATTAAGAGATGATCTTTATTTTTTCACAAATGTCTGGGCAGTTGATTCTCCCCCAAACGAAACCAGAGGTTATATTGAATATAACGAAGGTGCAATAACATATAATCCACCAAATAATGATGGAATCGCAAGTGCTTTTGTTCAAGGCACTGGTGTTAATATATCAAAACAAACAAGTGGTATTGACTCAGGCAAATATGAAATTCAAATCGGTCAAAGTGTTGGTGCTGGTGATACACCATCATTTGCGAATTTAATATTAAATAGCAATTCAGACTATTTAAATATAACGCCTAACGAGATTGGTGCTAATCTTAATAGTCAAGATAGTACAGGATTTGCGATCAATAATGTAACTGAAATTAATCTTAAAGATAATGGTAGTGGGAGCGAATTAGAGATAACCGCAAGTGGAATCACGCCCACTGGCTCACCCCAAAACTTTACTATATCCAATGCCACTCTCAATAATGTTGATATCGGTACTTTATCAAATGTTAATATAACTGGAGGTTCTATAAGTGGAGTTGCATTATCAGCAAATTCCGGTACTTTATCAAATGTTAATATAACTGGAGGTACTATAAGTGGAGTTACATTATCAGCAGATTCGATAACATTAACACCAGGGCCCTATAATAATCTGCCGGCAAGTCCAACTGCAGGAACGCGCGCTTTTATTAATGATGCAGCGGCATCATCACCAGAACTAGGATGGGGAGATACTATAACTAGTGGTGGGGGGTCTACTACAGTTCCTGTTTGGTATGATGGATCAAATTGGCGAGTTGGGTAAGATATAAATCTTATAAATAGTCTATATGGCTATAGTAGATTCAAGACAAAAATTAATTGATTACGCACTTCGTAATCTTGGTGCACCTGTAATTGAAATTAATGTTGATGAAGATCAGATCGAAGATAGAATCGACGAGGCAATTCAATTTTATCAAGAATATCACTCTGACGGTGTAGTTCGAATTTATAGAAAACATCAGGTCGATTCAGATGATATCTCAAACAGATACATCTCATTACCCGAAAATTTTCTGTTTGTGAATCGGGTTCTTCCTTTTAGTTCTGCTCAAGATGGAACTGGTATGTTCTCTTTAGATTATCAGTTACATCTTCAAGATATTTACAACTTAAGACAGCCTGGTCTTGTTGTGAATTATGAAATGACTAAACAATATATGTCTCTTATTGAAAGAAACATTAATGGTATGCAGGAGCTCACGACTTTCTCTCGGCACCAGAATAGACTTTATATTGAAACAAAGTGGGGAGATTCTATCAAAGAAAATGACTATATTATTATCGAAGGTTACGAAACACTTGACCCCGACACATACAGAGATGTATATAATGACAGATTCTTAAAGAAATATGCCACGGCTCTTATTAAACGCCAGTGGGGGTTAAATCTAATTAAATTTGAAGGAATGCAGCTTCCTGGCGGAGTTACATTAAATGGTCGTCAGATCTATGATGATGCTGTACAAGATATTGAAAAGATTGAAGAAGATATGCAGCTTACATACGAAATGCCCGCTGACTTCTATGTAGGATAATGATATGCCAAGAAATCCATATTTTAGTTTAGGCGCGAAGTCTGAAAAAAGACTTTATGAAGATATAGTAATCGAAGGTCTTAAAATCTACGGGCATGATGTCTATTATCTTCCGCGGAAGATTATCAACGAGGATGGAATCTTCAATGAAGCAACACTGTCTGAATTTGGTCAGTCCTTTGTGGTTGAAGCCTATGTAGAAAACATAGATGGCTTTGAAGGAGAAGGAGATCTACTCTCTAAGTTTGGCTTAGAAATGAGAGATCAGGCAACTCTAGTAATTGCTAATAAGCGTTGGGAACAATTAGTAGGACGATTCTTAGATGATCCAACACAAGTAAGACCGAACGAAGGGGATTTGATTTACTTCCCAATGGTCAATACACTATTTGAAATTCATTATGTAGAAGAAGAAACGCCTTTCTATCAATTACAAAACCTTCCTGTCTTTAAGTTAAAGATCGAAGCGTTTGAATATGGCAATGAAGCAATTGATACTGGTATCGAAGCAATCGATAAGTTCGAAGAAAAGTTTGGTTCTCGTACTAGATTGTCTGTATCAAACATAAATGGTTCTTTCCTTGTCGGAGACGAAATAGAACAAACGATAAGTAATAGTCCGCAAATAACAGTAAAAGGTGAAATTGCTGAATTCGTAAATGATACAACTTGGGATATTGTTGGAATTAGTGCTTCTGATGGTTCAGATACAACTTTCACATTGGGTGATATTTCTAATCTAAATAGTATTCCGCCATCGACTGCTACAATCTCTAGCCCGGCATCTACTCATACACCGATAGATGAAAATGATAGATCTGCACAAAATGAAGACTTTGATTTAATAGGAGACAACTTTATCGATTTCAGCGAACTAAATCCATTTGGAGATGTTAGACTACCATAGTTATGTTATCAGGAACACATTTTTATAATCAAACAATTCGAAAAGCTGTTTCAGTTTTTGGAACATTATTTAATAATATTTCTATTAAACGTCATAATAGTGTATCGGAACGAGTGCCGATTGCATATGGACCTCGTCAGAAATTTTTAGATAGAATTGAACAAGGTTCGCGAACGGACGAGACAGTCGCAATCAAAGTACCAAGAATGGCATTTAATATTACTGACATTGCATATGATTCGACAATTAAATTAAATAAGTTAAATAAAAAGTTTACTGGAGAAGAAGATACCAATAAAAGCTTTATTCATCAAAGTGTGCCATATATTTTAAGTATGGAATTAAATATCTTGAGTAAAACTCAAGATGAAGCACTTCAAATTTTAGAACAGATTCTTCCTACATTCTCGCCTGAGTTTACAGTTGCTATCGTTGATATGGAAGGAGAAGGACATAGTGTTGATGTTCCAATTACATTGTCTGATGTATCTATACAAGATGACTACGAAGGCGATTTCGAATCACGAAGAACAATTATCTATACCTTAAACTTCACTATGAAAATCCGTTTCGTTGGTTCTACGAAATCCGGTTCTGTCATATACAGAGTTGATTCTAAGATACATGATAATTCAAGAGACGATAAAACCATTGAGAGTACACCAATTGAATCAGTTCGAACGGAAGCCAGCGGATCCCCTATCGAAATCACTGATACATTTGGATTTGATAACTCTCCATAATATATTATGAATAAAACAAAAGATGATATTTTAACAGCGCTTGAAACAAACCTTCCCCAACAATTACAACAAATAAAAACTGAGGTAGCTCAGACAGAGATTGTTGCTGATACAGAGGAAGATTATGTTTATACTCGTAAAAAGATAAAAGAGTTAATCGATAAAGCAGAAGAATCGATCGATAATATGATGGCTCTTGCAAGTGAGACAGAACATCCCCGTGCATTTGAAGTTCTTGGACAAATGTTTAAGACTACTACTGATATGATGGATCAATTAATCACTCTTCAAAAGAAGAGAAAAGAACTCACACAAGCTGAAGAGCAGAAAGCCACATCTGGTGGTAATACTACAAATAATGCGATCTTTGTTGGTTCGACCACAGAACTACAAAAGTTTTTGAGCAAACAGAATGACGCTGGTTAATGAATGATCCAAAGAGCACTTATTACTTAGGTAATCCATTAGTTAAGAGAGATGGTATTCAAGATAGTTTTACTCAAGAAGAAGTTTCTGAGTATATGAAGTGTATGAAGGACCCGATTTATTTCGCGTCTACTTATGTTAAGGTTATCTCGTTGGATAAAGGATTAGTACCGTATAAGCCTTACGAGTATCAAGAAAAGATGTTCAAACACTTCAATGAGAATCGATTCTCTATTGTTCTCGCTTGTCGTCAGTCTGGTAAATCGATTTCATCTGTCATTTATATTCTGTGGTATGCAATCTTTCACCCCGAAAAGACTATTGCGATTCTAGCCAATAAAGGTTCAACCGCAAGAGAGATGTTGGCTCGTGTAACTCTTGCACTTGAGAATCTTCCATTCTTTCTTCAGCCTGGGTGTAAAGCGTTAAATAAGGGTAATATAACATTTGGGAACAACACAAAGATTATAGCATCTGCGACATCAGGTTCATCAATTCGTGGTTTATCGGTTAATCTTCTCTTTCTCGACGAGTTTGCTTTCGTTGAAAATGCTGCTGAATTCTACACATCAACCTATCCTGTTGTCTCTGCGGGTAAAGAAACAAAAGTTATTATCACATCTACCGCTAATGGTGTTGGAAATACTTTTCATAAATTATATGAAGGCGCGGTTCAAAATAGGAACGAATATAAAGCATTTAGAGTTGATTGGTGGGATGTGCCCGGTCGAGATGAAGAATGGAAGAAACAGACTGTAGCAAATACATCAGAACTTCAATTTGAGCAGGAGTTCGGAAATAACTTTCATGGTCGAGGCAATACACTTATCAGTGGAGATACTATCCTAAATCTTAAAGCCGAGAATCCAATAGAATTTAAAAATGACATATCGTATTATGAACAACCGAAAGAGGGATGTTTATATGTTATGACAGTTGATGTATCGAAGGGAAGAGGCCAAGACTATTCAACATTTAGCGTATTTAAAGTTGAAAAGGATAAATTTAAACAAGTGTGTACCTTCAGAGATAATATGATATCACCATTGGTTTTTCCAGATATTATTGTAAGAGTTGCAAGGTTATATAATGAAGCTATAGTAGTTATAGAAAATAATGATGCAGGAGTTATTGTTTGTAATGCTGTCTATTATGACTACGAATATGAAAATACATTTGTTCAATCTGCGGTAAAAGCTGGAGGAATCGGTGTCACTATGTCAAAGAAGATTAAGAGAATCGGCTGTTCTAATCTAAAGGATTTATTAGAGCAAAAGAAACTAGATATAGTCGATGCAGAAACTATATTTGAAATTGCAACCTTTGAATCAAAGGGGTCATCATATGAAGCTGCGATTGGATCACACGATGACTTAGTTATGAATTTAGTGATGTTTTCTTGGTTTGTATCGTCTGATGCATTCTCTAATGTACTTGATATGGATTTGAAGGCAATGCTATACGAAGATAGAGTAAGAGAGATTGAAGATGAACTGATTCCTTTTGGATTTATGTCTTCGG